ATTAATTATGGCAGACAATATAGATAAAAGTTTAGCACAAGCACCTCAAGGCCTAGAAGAATTAGCAATGGGTCAACCTGATTTAAGTATTGAAATTGAAAACCCTGAGAGTGTAACGCTTGATGACGGTAGTATGGAAATTACAATTGTTCCAGGTAAAGAAAAAGAAGATGAATTTAATGCTAACTTAGCAGAAGATATGGATGAAGGTCAGTTGACTGAATTGTCAGGTGATTTAATTGGTGAATATGATGCTGATATTAATTCTAGAAAAGATTGGTTAACTACTTATGTAGATGGTTTAGAGCTATTAGGCTTAAAAGTAGAAGACAGAACAGAACCGTGGCCTGGGGCATGCAATGTGTACCACCCCTTAATGACAGAAGCGCTGGTTAAATTCCAAGCTGAAACTATGATGGAGACATTTCCAGCGGCAGGCCCAGTTAAAACAGTAATTATCGGTAAGCAAACAAAAGAAAAAGAAGATGCTGCCGAGCGTGTAAAAGACGATATGAATTATCAACTCACGGACATGATGCCTGAGTATAGACCTGAGCATGAACGCATGTTATGGGGTTTAGGTTTATCTGGTAACTCATTTAAAAAAGTTTATTATGATCCTAACATTGAACGTCAAGTATCGATGTATGTCCCTGCTGAAGATATCGTAGTTCCATACGGTGCATCTAATTTAGAAACAGCAGAGCGTGTCACACATGTCATGCGTAAAACAAAAAATGAATTACATAGATTACAAGTTGCAGGTTTTTATCGTGATGTAGATTTAGGGGAACCATTCTTAGACATTGATGAAGCTGAAAAGAAAATAGCAGAGAAGCTAGGTTTTAATCCTACAGAAGATGACAGATATAAAATCTTAGAGATGCACGTCAATATAGATTTAGAAAATGGTGATAGTGAAGATGGTATTGCACTACCCTATGTAATAACAATTGAAAAAGGTACGGGTACTATATTAGCAATTCGTCGTAATTGGAATCCAGATGATAAATTAAAATCTAAACGCCAACACTTTGTGCACTACGGATATATCCCAGGATTTGGTTTCTACTGTTTTGGTTTAATTCATCTAATCGGTGCATTTGCTAAATCAGGTACGATGATTCTTCGTCAGTTAGTTGATGCAGGTACATTATCAAATCTTCCCGGCGGTCTCAAGTCTCGTGGGCTACGCATTAAAGGAGATGACACTCCGATTGCTCCTGGTGAATGGCGTGATGTAGATGTACCATCAGGTGCAGTGCGTGACAACATCTTACCTCTTCCTTATAAAGAGCCAAGCCAAGTTTTAAACCAATTGATGAATCAAATCATCGAAGAAGGTAGACGTTTTGCATCAGCTGCTGATATGAAAGTATCTGATATGTCTGCTAACTCTCCAGTAGGTACTACATTAGCTATTCTTGAAAGAACTCTGAAAGTAATGTCAGCTGTACAAGCTCGTATTTACTATGCAATGAAACAAGAGTTTAAACTACTTAAAGTTATTATTCGTGATTACACTCCAACAGAGTATTCATATGAGCCTGAAGTAGGTAATAGACGCGCTAAACAATCTGACTACGATAATGTAGATGTGATTCCTGTAAGCGATCCTAATGCTGCAACTATGTCACAGAAAGTGGTTCAATATCAAGCTGTAATGCAAATGGCAGCTCAAAGTCCACAAATTTATGACCAAGTAGAACTTAATAAACAAATGTTAGAAGTACTTGGGATTAAAAATATTGGAAAACTTATACCATCAGCTGATGACCAAAAACCAAAAGATCCTGTATCAGAAAACATGAACATTATTAATGGTAAACCGGTTAAAGCGTTTATTTATCAAGATCATAAAGCTCATATTCAAGTACATATGTCTGCTATGCAAGATCCTAAAATTATGGAAATGGTAGGACAAAATCCACAAGCAGGCGCAATTCAAGCTGCAGCTATGGCACATATTAATGAGCACGTGGCATTTGAATATAGAAAACAACTTGAAGAACAATTAGGTGTTCCATTACCTAAACCTGATGAAACATTACCAGAAGATGTTGAATATGAATTATCTAAAGTAATGGCAGAAGCAGCACAAAAACTATTAGCTAAAGATCAAGCAGAAGCTCAACAACAACAAGCTGAACAACAGCAACAAGATCCAATCATTCAAATGCAACAACAAGAGTTACAACTTAAAGCCCAAGACTTGCAAATTAAACAACAAAAAACTATGGCTGATATTCAAGCAGAGCAACAAAGACTTGAACTTGATAAAATGCGTATTGAATCACAAGAACGTATCGCTGGTGCTCAACTAGGTGCTGATGCTGTAATGTCTAATAAAGAACTAGAAGCTAAACAACTTATGGAAGGTACTAAGATAGGTATTAATGCAGTGAGTCAACAACAAGAACGTTCAATTAGAGAAAAACAAATGATGCAACAAATGAATCAACAAAAACCCAAAGAGGAGTAAACCATGGATCAAACGCTAGAGCTATTATTGTCTCGAATAGAGGATCAGCGCAAAACAGTTTTAATAAATTTAGGAGACGGAGCAGCAAAAGATTTTGCTTCGTACACTAATATGACAGGATATATACGAGGTCTATCCGTCGCAGAAAGCATTATAAAAGACCTTGCACAAAGAATGGAGACATTTGAAGATGAGTGATAGCGGGCAAATAGTTACAATGAATAAGGATTTGGTAGATGCAAATGGTCGCCCAATTATTATTCCAAAGCTTGAAGATGTAGATGCAGAAGAGATACCAATTGAAGAACGTGGTTTACAGTTACCTGAGCCTAAAGGATACAAGATACTTTGTGCAATTCCTGACGCTGCAGAAACATATCAAGGTGGTATTGTAAAAGCAGATTCAACTAGAACTATAGAAGAACATTCAACTGTAGTTTTGTTTGTAGTAAAAGTAGGTGATTTAGCTTATAAAGATGAGACTAGATTTCCTACAGGTCCATGGTGTAAAGAGGGTGATTTTGTTTTGACACGTGCATACGCAGGTACAAGATTTAAAATCCACGGAAGAGAATTCCGCATTATTAACGACGATACCGTTGAGGGTGTAGTTCAAGACCCACGCGGATATACACGCGCATAGGAGAAATATATGGCTGAAGTAAAAGATGGTGATATTGTATTTGAATATCCAGACGACGATGAAATATCAGGTAGTACTAGTAATAAGTTACCTGACGAAAAAGAAGTTTTCATTCAAAAAGAAAAAAATGAAGTTAAAGTAGAAACAAAAGCAGACGATATTGATCTTGAAATTGAAGATGATACGCCCCCTGCAGATAAAAATAAAGAACCTTTACCTAAAGAAATCGTAGAAGAATTAGAAAATGATAATTTAGAAGAGTATTCAAGTAAAGTTAAACAACGTATGGCGCAACTTAAAAAAGGTTGGCATGACGAAAGACGTGCTAAAGAAGCTGCTGATAGAGAACGTCAAGAAGCTATTAGATATGCACAACAAATTGCGGATGAAAATAAGAAACTTAAAACTACTTTAGAGTCAGGTGAATCAACTTATATTGAAACACTTAAAAACGCTCTTGAGAGTGAACTTGCTTTAGCTAAAGAGTCTTATCGTAAAGCCTATGATACAGGTGAAACAGAGAGTATAATTGATGCACAACAAAAGATGAATGATGCTCAGTTTAGACTGTCTCAAGCTAAACAATACGAGCCTAGATTTAAAAGTGCTTTACAAGAGCCTGAAAATCCTGTATATATACAACAAAATCAAACTCAAATTCAAAAACCTGACGATAAGGCTCTTGCTTGGCAAGATAAAAACGAATGGTTTGGCAAAGATGAAGAAATGACAAGCCTTGCATTAGGCTTACATGAAAAATTAGTTAGAAGTGGGATCAGTCCTTCTTCTGATGAGTATTACCGTCGTATTGATACTACGATGCAGAAACGATTCCCAGAACACTTTGGGGATGCAACGCTAGACGAGGAAAAACCCGCCGAGCGCACAAAACCTTCGACTGTAGTTGCCCCGGCAACGCGTAGCACCGCGCCTAAAAAAGTGCGTCTAACGAAGACACAAGTAGCGTTAGCCAAGAAATTTGGTCTAACACCGGAGCAATATGCAAGAGAAACTTTAAAATTGGAGAACGCAAATGGATAATAGATTAGACCGTGAACAAGATACAAGAGATGATTTTCAAAGACCTGATAGCTGGAAACCTGCATCATTATTACCTGAATTTAAAAAGGTACCTGGTTGGGCTTATCGTTGGATTCGTACTAGTGTTATGAACGAGGCTGATAATCTAAATGTATCCTCCAAAATGCGTGAAGGATGGGAACCCGTTAAATTAGCGGACCACCCTGAAATGAAGTTAATGGTCGACCAAAATTCCCGTTTCAAAGACGGTGTTGAAATTGGTGGCTTATTACTTTGCAAGATACCAGAAGAGTTTGTTGCACAACGTAAGGC